AGTGTAAAAGAGACACCATCGTATTTATACAGTTCTATATAGAAGCTGGGAGTTCCACCTGATAGGTTAGCACTCATGTAAAACTGAATGTTCCAGCTACCAGAAGGAATGCTGATTAGAGAAGGATCACTTGCATCTGTTATAAAAGATGCTATATATCCATTAGCTCCAATTGTGAAGTTTGTACCTGCACCTGCAACAGGTGTCCTACTCATTTGGTAATATGTATTACCTCCAAATATCCCCTGGTTAACAGATCCATTTAGATAGTATGCTACAGAAGAACCACCACCTGTAGATCCTGGGAAGTCAGCCAGTGTACCATCTCCTCTTATATATTGACTTACAAGCCCTGCTCCTGTTACAGTGAGTGTACCAGCTGTTGTAACAGGACTGTTTGTTACAGTGAAAGCTGCAGGCATTGATAGTCCTACAGATGTAACAGTTCCAAAATACATTTCTGTATAATCAGGAATATTCAGAACATTCCCGATCAATGTAGCAGGACCAGTGGTTCCTATTGTTGTAAGAGTTAAGTTGGTAAGCCTTTTCACAGCCCCATACTTATCTACAACAATCACCCTACCATTGTCAGTGAAAGTATATCCCTGATTATTTAACTTCTGTAACATTATATTTCTGTAGCAGTGATAGAATAAGTGGTTCCAGCTACATCAGAGATGAGCTGAATGTATTCTGCAGTGTTCAATACATATTCTTCCGTATCTCTAATAGTGTCACCAGCGTCTAATGTAAGTTCATAAATAGGCACTATCGTGATCACTGGAAGATCTATAGAACATCTATTGTATGTAAGAACATAATTTAATGTACCATTGTTTACAATTATGCTATGAATAGTAAGTTTGGTGCCAGTACAAGTGATTTTTGTACTACCATCAGTTGCCACCACTCCTTGAAATGTTATGTCCATTTTAGTAAAGTCTAGATTGTGTTGTTACTCGAATGCCCATTTCCTTAGCTAGTTCTGGATCAACCAGAGGAAGAATGTCTCTTTGGAACTGATATGCTCCAGGAATCATATTCAAGAAATACTTTGTTGGGTAGTTCTTTTCTATAAGTTCTTGATCATCAATAGCATATCCTGTCACCTCTTTAGAAAAGTCTTCAATAAAACTGCCAGCTTTTGACAAAAGACCTATCTGTGGAAGAACACTACCCTTCGTAATGCTTTGGAAAGATAGAGGATTATAATAAAATTTCATCTCATCAGAAATCTTATTTACAGCTTTAGCCCAGAACTTATATCTATTTCTCTCAAGCTCATCAGCATCTTCTGGTGGTTCTGCTGCTTTGGCTGCAAGCAACAAACCAAGTGTTGCAAATAATGTACCTAACTCTCTCATCTCTCTAGCGAGCTCACCTCTGATCATATCATACCATTCTTCCTCTGTAATCTCAAGCTGCTGACCAGTCTTTTTGTAATAGTCTTGTCTCTTCTGCTCAAGCATATCATTCATAATCCTAATTCCCTCATCAGTTCCATTGAGAATAGCACTCATTTTAAAAATTCCACGGAATCCAAGATTAGCCCAGGTTTTGACAAACAGTCTCACTCTACCATACTGCCATTCATCAAGCTCTGTATTTTTTTGGAGATCAGAAAAACGAACAGAAAGTTGTTTAGGAACCCAGGTTTTGAACATCATGAATGAGCTAAACATAGCATCTCTTCTATAACCAGCTTTGTTATCTTCACTCAACTGACCATTCAGATTTCTAGCATATTCAATAATTCTCATTCTATATCTACCCAAAGCCTCATCTGATACACCAGGGATTACAACAAGGTCATTTTCAATCTTAGCAATTTTTGAAAGAGATTTTGTTTCTTTAAGCTCCTTCACTCTATTCTCAAATTTTCTCTCAAGTTCTTTTCTTTCGCTTTCTGAGATTTTATATTTCTTACCTCTGTCTTGTTCTTTCAAGTACTTTCTAATGTTAACAATCTCACCATCTACCACCATTGCATTGTCGTTAAATGTCTTAGCATTTGTAAGCTGCAGCTTTCTTTCAGGGAATGAGTTGGTGGACATCATTACATCTGAGAATGTCCAAGTAGATAGGTAGTCAATGTAAGAATTTTTCTTAGCCATCTGCCTTCTCTTCTCAAGAGTGATGTCTTCATTCAAAGGAATGATTAAATCCATCAACCCCTTATCAATTGTGGATAATCCAACACCACTCACTATTCCAAAGTGATTACTTACAAACTCTCTATATCTATAGAAGTCTCTGGCTGTAATGAAAGATTGAAACTGGAAACCGAAATAGTTTGCAATAGAAATAAGAGGACTTAAACCTACAGCAAGCGATCTAACAAGAACATTTGAGTTGTCTAATGCTTTCTTAGCAGAAATAGATTTTTTCTCTTTAGTTTCCTCATCTGTCCCACTCACCTTATCAACCATGGTATCAATTGCCATGTTTCCAAAAGAGCTAGAATCTTGTTTAATTCCATAGATGTAATCATCTATGAGCTTTTCCATCACCTTAGCAGTCTCATTACTTCTCTCATCAACTCTTGGAGCACCTCCTTCAAAGATGATTTCATTTTTTTCATTCACCACAATATGACCTCTAGACTGCTCAACACTATGCACGGTGAGCATTACATTCTCCAGATTCTTAGCATTCTCATATTCAAGAATAGCTCTTATCCAGAGTGTTCCCACCTTAGTCAAATCTTTAGAAAGCTCTTTGACATCCTTATCTGTCTTGGTGAAATATCTAGGGATTTCCTTTTTAATCTTGTTTGTTTCAGGATCAATCTTAGCATGAGCAGGAAGATCGTTCACTCTTGCTGTAAATAAGTCACCAAAGAAATCTCTTGTTTGTCCACCAAGATCAGATGTTTGTCCAATCTTTTGTAAGAATGTAGCTTCCATGAGAGGAAAGAAAGACACACCTTCTTTTTGGATGTAGCCCATATCTTTAGCTCTAACATTCAAATTATTAAAGAATGTCCACACCTTCTTAGCATTATCACTCATGTTCTTATACTCCTGAGACAAATGCTTATCTTCAAGGAGTGTTTTTGAAAATATGGAATTGAAATCATATGAATCAAATCCGTTAAAAGAATCTCTGTTAATGTCAATAGAGTCTCTTAGCTTTTTGATTCTATATTTTTTAATAATAGCATCTTTGTCAGCATCTGTAGAGAAAACCATCAGTTCAAGTTCCTTCTCCCCTTGTTCAATAGCCTGTTTAGCAAGCTCACTGAACTTTGTCATATCCATATTATCCAAGAAGAACTTCTTGTTTTTAGCTTTTCTAGCCACAGCAGCGTCTTCATAGAACTTAGGATCTACCTTTCTGATAAATTTGAGCTGACCATTTCTCACCTCACCAATCATGTCAAAAGCACTCTTACCAAGTCTTGACGCTTCTTCTTGAAGAGGTGATAATGCTTTGTCAAACTCACTAATCATTCTGGCAAGTTTGACATTCAGTATATTTTTAGATTCCAGATATGCACGAGCTGCCAGATTAATGAGTCTAGATGGTAGTCTGGTGGCTTCTGTAAAACTATTTAGAAGTCCTTTCACTTCTATCTGAGCAGCTAGGTATGCTTCTTTTGTTTCAGGTGTCACCTGACCAGCTTCATCAGCAGTGATGGCTTTCATTTTGATAGCCAGCTGGATAACAAACTCCTTTTGCAGGTCTTCAATCTTCTCAAGCATTCTATCTGTAGCTGAAGATATTTTTTCCAGAGACTCTAAGGTTTTCTTTGCCTCATCATCTAGGTCTTCTTTCTTGTATACATCCAAGAAATCTTTACCAAGCTCAGCATATTTTTCAGCACTCTTTTTATATTCAATAAGATCACCAAGCTTAGCTCTCACCTCTTGTTCAGAGAGTTTGGAATAGTCAAGAGTTTCAAAAGACTTAAATGCATCAGCCGCTTTATTCAAGAATGTCTTACCAACATTTACTAGAGGACTGAAATCAAGTTTCATCTGCAAACTACGAATAGCTTTACCTATCTCTTTAAGTTGCAAGATTTTAGAGCTTTTTTCCTCAGGACTATATTTTTTAAATATCTTATCTCTTTGTTGTCTTAAGGACTTCAGAAGATTGTCAACACGAACACTCCCTGTAGATTCTGTATTAAGTGGAACAGGGAGCAGATAGAGATCGGTTTTCTTGGGATTATCAAGATCTCCCACCTCAATAGATGTCAAGAGCAAATCACTCTTGGGATCATCCTTGATTGCATTTGTATAATTGGAAACAAATGGAATCATTCTAGCTTTGCGTAACTGTGTGGGTTTCAAGCCATAGCTATACATCATCTTGGCATACTCACCCATTTGCTCATTCCACTCTTCTTGTTTAAACCAGGGAACATCTTCTTCTCTACTCTTATCAATACTGGCAAACTTCCAGTCAAGGATGTCCACCTTAAAGTCATCTTTACCAACAGGCTCAATAGCAATAAAGTCTAATGTAGAAGCAACCTTCTTAGTTCTGTTATTTACAGCTTTGGTTTCAATAATGAATCTAGTTCCAGCAGGATAGGATGCAATGAGCTTATCAGCAAAGTTTCTGATCTTTTCCGCAACTATCTCAGGAAGTTCTGTTTGAATTTGTGTAGGTGTCGGTCTTGCTTTTTTATAACCCTCTTTGTCAATCAGCACATTCTTTATATATGCCTCAAGATAGATATGTCCTCTACTACCCCATTCTCTTTTCATTTCATCCATCTTCTTCTCGAACTCAGTTCTCTCAAACTTCTTACTCTTAGCCTCTTTGATCTTTTCTGTAACAGTGCGGGGCACCTCTACACCATCAAAAATATAATGTCTTTTTTTAGTTGGTGTAGCATCAACAGGACCAACTATTTTATTGGCAAAGTCCATGATGGTGTCATAGAACTTGTTAACTCCTTGATTCTCAGCAACTTGTAAGAATACATCATCAGCTGTTAAATCAGCTGTAGTACCACCCACTCTACCAGATTCTACCATCTCAGCCACTGTCTCAAACAGATTGATGTTTGACTTAGTATAGATGCCTCTTATTACATCCAGGATAGCATCCCACATTCTCTGTAAGAAGGATCTATTTTCTTCCTCAAGAAGTTCAGGATATTCTGTAGTGCCTTCATTCCTATTGATGATAAGCTCAGCAATCAGTTTATCTGCAGCTTCCATCTTGATTTTACGAATGTTAGGCTTACCATCAGAAAGCTGATAGTCTTTTCTACCCTTATATGCCTCAAGGGTTTGCTTATAGATCTTGAATCTATCAATCTTAGAGATGAGGCTTGTGATGAGTTTAGGATTAACCTGCTCAGCAATAGCTCTAGCAATGTGCACGATCTCCTCTGTAAGAGCTGTATCTGCTCTTCCTTCAGCAATAGCCACAACACCTCTCACCAAATCTGCCACACCATTAGCATTCTTCACTCTATCTTCCATCTCAGGATGGGACTTGACATATTGCGTAAGTTCCTGAATATCAATGCCCATTTGAGCAGCAGCCTCTTTAATTTTATCTAGTGTAGCTTCAGCAGCTCTAGAAGCAGGCATCCCTTCCACCTGAAAGGCTAGGTCATCAGTTAATTCTTTTCCAAAAACATTTTTATATTTTTCAATATCAAATGTTTCTCCTGTTTTTGTAAACCCGTCTTGTAAAAGTTTTGTCAGAGGTATATTAAATATTGGATCAATTCCTCCAAACTCAACAGTTCCTCTTCCTACAGGATCTAAATTGTAAACAGGTATTTGATCAGCAGTGTCTACCAATTGCTGCTGTATATCATATGCTTCTTCAGACAATGCTTCTTGATTCAAAAATTGAGAACCTGAGCGAGAAGAGTCATGAACCATGTATTCAATCCCATTATACTCAATGATCTCACCTTCTTTAGGAATATATTTTTCAATAAATTCCTTTTCTGGCAGTTGCTGATTATTATATGTTACTACGCAGCTCATTAGCTATTACATTTTTTATCTATGACTTTATTATCTCTCAAAGCATTTACAACTGTAGTGTCATTTACAGGAGCAGTTTCAACAACAGTACCAAACAATCTAGCCACAGCTTGGTCATCTCTTTCAGGAGAGGTGTACATATCCACTGTGTAGGTTTCACCTAGATAGGAACCCACCACCTGATATTGTCCAGCTGTCACCTTCTCATAGCCATTATCTATAACAGACTCTCTTGCAACATCATACAGCTCATTAGCTCTGAAGCTATCTCCCCAAGCGTTTACCATTTGGTAAACATAGCTGGTGAATGTCTTGGTAGTACCATCAGCCAGTTTCTTGGTGAATGATGTAGTGACAGGCTTTGTTCTTTCCTTGTCATAATACACCTTCTTGAAGAGTCCCTTTTTGATGTAAGAGAAATCACCATCCTTACGCATCTGTCCTTTACTCTTTCCTTCAGGAACTTTTTCCCAAGAATAAGAAATAAAGTCTTGTCTTCCTGCATTTGAGAGGGTAGATATTTTCAGAAGCTTGGGAATCTCACCATTGTTCATAGCTTTCTGAACAGGAGCCATCTTACTGAAATTCATGTTCTGATTATAGATTGGGTAACCGTACATGTCATATCCACTAATCTTAGCTCTCTGCTGAGGAACAATGTCATCATCTTGCCAGTTGTTCCTTTGGAATACACCAAGCTCGTAGAACTTGTTGACATCCAACTCACTAGACATTTCAAGCTTGTAAATAGCATCGTTATAAATCTCTACAAAGTCCTCATAAGGAAGCAGGGATGTGAAGGAATAAGGAGTGGTTGATAAACCAGACTGGAGAATAGACACTCCTACAATCTTCTTGTAGAGCTGCAAATTACCCATAGTGTCCAGATGATCTCTCAGTTCCCTGAAGGAGTAGATTATCTGATCCTGGTCATATGCTTTGTTTTCTTTGTTCGTCACAGAGATGTTATTTACACCACCAGCTTTATTTGGTGTAATTGTCTGCAAGATACCATTTTTTCCTATAATATAGTTGTTATGCAGGGCATGATTTTCATCCTGAGCAATCTCATTTTTGAATGCCAACACCTGACTAGCAGCATTCTTATCTGACAGAAGCAGAGACTCAATGAATGTATTTCTGTTCTGAGACACTTGAACAGCCCAGTCAAAGAAGGTATTTACAGCTTTCCTGGATACAGCAAGGAAGTCTCTATTGGGTAGTGTAACATATGGCTTCATTACATCCTCCAGAATAGACCTCACTCTTCCTCTATCAGATGCTAAGAAATTAGATGCAGCATCTCTTGATTTATTCATGAACTTACGAAGATCGCCCATGAAAGAATTTTTCATTATATCTTCTGCAGAGGAAATTAGAGAAGTTTTAGCTTTCTCATACAGCTCATTTATTTTAAACACTAACATTGGATCATTTAGTGTTGCTGTATCATAGTTGGTTCCTTGTTGAACTATCAAGAGTTGTTCAGCAAGCTTAGAATATTTCAAAAATTCGTCAAGCATAAACTGCTGTTCTGCTTTCTCTTGTGCATCAAATTCAGTTTTTCCAATGTTCTCAAACAGCTTATCAGTGCTAGGAATCTTTGTAATTTTATCCACCTGAGATTTAGCAACCTTATACTTGTTTTTAATTTCTTCAACATTGTCATCAATAAACAGGTAGCTCTGTCCAGCATTCTCCAAAGAGCGCAGATAATCACGGATGATAGGCTGGTTCATGAAATAGGACAGAGTGTCTGCAGGTACACCAGCTTTAGCAAGGAATAGGAATGTACCAGCCACATTGGGGTTAGCACCAAGCTCAATGATCCAGGGACCCTTTGAGATGTCCACATATCCATCAATAAACTGACCTATAACATCAGAGATGTATTTACCAGCAGCATTCTTTATTCCAGATAAGGATGTAAAAAGCTCACCACCAATCTTAATCTTATTAAACTTCTCAAACTTCAATTTACCATCACCTACCCAAGGTCTGTCTCTTTCATTAAGTAAATTTCGTTTTCTTGTATCTACAAATGTAGGCTGACGCTGGTTCAGAGAGTGGTTTGTTTGAGCTGTAGCAGCAATACCAATTGCATACTTACCTGTAACAAATGCATGTCTCAAACTAGACATAAACCCTCTATCCAAGATGTTACCAATAGCTGCAGATTCAAAAGGTGTGACACCCAACTTTTTGGTAATCTTTTGAGAGATACCTTTTAGTTCATCAGATGAGTTGGGAGTGATGAGTTGTTTGAAGTTGAGCTCGTGAGAGGTGAGTTTTTCCAGAGATTCAATGTATGCATTCTCCAAAGACTTCTTATACAGGGAGTCATAGGAAACATCATATGTCTCAGGAAACTCTTGATCCAGTTTGAAAATGCTTTCTAGGTCCTCCTTCAGAATAGTCTTCTGGAGCTTTTGTCTAGCCTCTTCACCAATTCCAAAGAAAGGAATAACCTTTGGCTTACCGTTTCTAACATACACATTCTTTAGGTAGACATTGAGTTTATCAATATCAAAGTCAGAACCCACCTTCTTAACCAGAGCTGAAGGGACAATCACCTTATCACCCATTTCTCTAGGAAGGAATTGCTTTATCTTATAGTGCTCAATATAGTTCTGCTTACCTGTAGGAATACGGAAAGCTGCACCAAACATAGCTGCAAGCTCTTTCTTACCCTCTTCAGTGTTGTTAAAATAATCCATTAACTCCTTGTCGCTCAATGGACTATCAAACCATCTGCCCACCATTATCTCGCAATAACGTTCACCATCTTTATCTTCATAGAACTTGAGAACATCAGAAGAATATCCACCTTTTTCTTTCTTAGCTCTAATATCTTCCAGGAATGTAGAAGGAGCTTGTACCTTCTGCCCTCCAGACATTTTAGGAGAAGCAATATTCTTATCAATAATAGAATACAGAACGGTTCTCACTTGCTGATAAGCAGGTGTAGCTTCCAGAATAGCCTTACCATTCAAGAAATCAGCCAGGGTTTTGATGATATTGCTATTTACCTCTCTTCTAAATATCTCATCACGGAGAGTTTTAGCTGCTTTGCTGAAATCTGTTACAGATAGCTTACCATCTTTTTCTGTAATACCAAGCTTCTTAAGTACAATGTTATAGCCTTCTTCTGTAAGAGCATTCAGAAGAGCCTCGTTATTCTTAATCTCAGCATACAGAGGAGACTCTATCTTCTTTTGTGTTTCAGAAGGAATCTTGTACCAAGCCTCCATTTTCTTACTGAAGTCTTTCTCATCCACCATGAAGTCAATAGGAACACCAGCTTCCATCATGTCCATAGTGGCAAGCTTGGTCATCTGAGATCCTCTGGTTACCAAATTATCTTCTTTAGAAGGCACCTCTGTCTGGATGCTGATAATGCTGAATGGTACAGTAATTACACCCTTGAAAGGCTCTTTGGTAATAACACCGTTCTCATCATATATCTCATTTGTTACAGTGCCACCTACCTTTCTAGCACTCTTGAAGACAGCATAGTCAATGTTCTCTTCCTGCATTTTATTATACAGTCTTACAGCATTGGATGTCTTTTGACCAGCCAGTTCAGCCATTTCTACAGCTATACGATAGGAAAGAGGGAATAAGGCAAGCTTATCCAGCATCACATCATTGTAGCTCTTACCATCAGCTCTGTTACCAGAAATAATAGGCTTTTGATCTGTGTAGGCACTCTTAACATGTGGGTTTCCTTTATCAAGGATTTTCTGTTCTGCCTTAGATACAGCCAGTTTCTTGTGTTGCTTTTCCCAAGCTACATCATATCTGTATTGAGCCTCATCAGCATCACTCCAGTTATTAGCACGAATTCTAAGATTTCTGTGAGCTTTGAATGAAATGATACCAGCACCATCTGCCTCATCCCATGCATCATAGTTTTCAAGATCGATGATTCCCTGTACATCAGCAATGGTGGTAGACTTAAAATAAGTCTGAGTCATGTCTGTGTGACCAACATCACCTTTCTCATATCCCTGGTTGTAAACCTTATTAAGAACAGTGTTTACATTACCAGAGCTAACAATAGCTTGTCTAGGAGACAGGAAGTTTTTGATACGCTTCAGCTCATCCTTGTACATATAAGGATCAGAATAAAGCAACTTGTGGAACTCAATATTTGCAATTATGTAATTGATATTCAGTCTCTTAAGGTTTCTATTCAATACATCTTTAGAAGCTTCTCCAGTTTTTGCAAATGCAAGATCGCTCACCTCAAAGGTTCCATCAGCTTCCTCAGAGATAATACTATACTGTGTCAGTACTTTCTTGAAGGATTCTGTAGAATTATTGATGTATTTCTCAAATGCGTTATCAATCTTTGTCTTGTTATCTTCATAGATCTGCTCAGCAGTTTTATCCTTTTGAGAGAGTAAATCATTAGCTAGCTCACTTCCAAGGATGGCATCCATGAATCTAAGCTTCTCAGAATCAGCTGATTTAACAGTGGGTCTGTTCTCTCTAGCCAGATTGATTTCATCAATCAGGTAGCCTCTGAAGATTTCTTGTACAATGGTCTTTCCAGGATCAAGATCTTCATTCTTAATTTCATTACCCATGTAGGTCATATATTCCAGAGAAGCATCGCCAGCTACCAGGTTATAATAGTAACCATCCAGGTTCATGTTAATCTCCTGAATCAAACGCTCTCTAAAATTAAGTTTGGAAGACTCTTTCTTCTTTCCGCTCACCTGGTTAATTGTACCATTTGCAACACCAGGCTTCATGTATTCTTTAGCCTCAGCACCTTGTCTTCTAGAGCCAGTCTTTGTATCCTTATTGATGTTGAATATAGCATTGAGAATCACGGAGTTCTGAGCAAAGCTGTCTGTATACAGATAGCCAAATCTAGGATGACCATTCAATGATTCATATGTAGGAAACTTAGAAAGTTCCTTATACAGATCAAAGCTGGGATTGGTTCCCATGAATGTCTGAAGCTTCTCACCGCTTACACCATAGAACGTACTAGAGAACTCAGGATTACTGATTCTTGCTTGGATTCCACCAAGTGTTAGCAAGCGTCCTTTGATATCAAGAGCCTGATCTGAGAAAGATACAATCTTCTTACGCTCTTTGAAACTCTTCAGAACACCAGATGTAGCTTCTCTAAATCTAGTGTAGAGAGCAGGATTGGTTACAGACAGGTTAATGATATCATTAATGTCAAACTCAATTCCTACATTAGCCAAGAACTTAACATATGTAGCGGGATCTTCTGTAAGTTTTACACCATCAAAAGCACCAGGCTTTGCAATATATGCCTTCTCTTTGAAGTTGTATTCAAAGAATTTATTATCAGGCTTCATTGCAACAGTCTTGATTCCATTAACATAGTTTCTTTCAAGCTGTCTGGAAGCAGTGGTGAGATTTGCTTCACCCACCTGAACACCTCCCATAGGAAGGATGTTAAGCACCTTCACCTCAGGGTTTTGTTTAGTGAACTGAGATGAGAATGCTGTAACTAGCTTAATATCATCAAGTTCCATAGCATCCCAATTGGGAAGATCTTCTGAGGATACTTTTGCAAGTCTTCTATAGAGGGTCTCATAGTTGGTATCCTCTTTAGCCATCTCTCTGATTCTGTTCATCATATCATCTGCATCAACAGAATCATGTACTCTATTCATGATGGAGATGTATGTCTCACCAACAGGCATAAGCTTAACTCCACCAATTGGAGAAAGAATAGGCTTACCATTATTATCTAAAATAGGCATAGTGGCAAGAACAAGTCTTACAGCACTGTTCATCTTTCTGAAATGATCCACCTTATGAGATCCATCGTACTCACCTCTACCTGTATTATTCTCATCCTTCACATTCATCTCATCATTCTCATCAAACTCAATACCATACTTTCTAAGGTAGATCTCATGGTTTTCAAGAAGACTGTCCCAGTTGAGGAGCATCTTGTTGAATAAGCCTCTCATATCAGCTTCCTTCTGGTCAGCTGCTTCCTGTGTGATTTCCCCTTTCTTAAGTCTTTCTTTCTCTATGTTTGAAATCTTCTTGAATGTCTCCATCAAGTTAGCCTGAACCTTACCATATACATCAGCCTTTGTAAGATCTGAGGAAACATTGAACAAGCTCTTGTTATCTCTAGTGAGAAAGCCTACAGCCAAGAAGGTCATTTGTTGCATGAAGTCATGCACCTCACTATTTGTAAATCCAGGGATCTCGCTAAGCTCAGCATCATCTGTAATGGTAGCATCTTCTATATCAATAATGCCAGCATTAGCATAGGACATAGCACTTTCTAGTCCTGTATATCTCTTGTAATAGCCTTTGTTGATTTTCTCAAACAGTCTTTCAGTGTTGCTCTGAGCATTAGAACCAATGACAAAAGCCTTAATCATTGACCAGATGTCAGCAAACAACTTGAGAATGAATGGTTTAGCTTTGACAGGCTTAGGAGGAATCACGCCATCCTTGATGTAAGCTCTAAATTCTTCAGCTAGCTGCTCTTTGATTTGCTGATCTGTAGCCTCAGAGTATTTAACCATCTGTCCAGAAGGTCTATCCTTGAACTGTCCAGTTCTATTTCTGAACTCATTACGAATAGCCTTCTGTTCTCTAGGAGTGGCAAACATCTTCCATACAGCCTCGAACACCTCGTGATAGCCTGTACCCACCTCAGCAGATTCCCACAGGTAGATGGCAGCTTTCTTGAACATACCCATAGCTCTAACACCGTTAGCTCCTCTGAGCATGTTCTTTACTCTATATACAGGAACTGTTGGGAGAGCTCTTTTCAGAAACTCCTCAAACTTAGCAAAGTCTTCTGTCTCATCATAGTTATCATCCAGAACAACACGATATTCTTCAGGATTGTCAGGATTGCCTTCTGTGGCATTCCATGCATCATTCAGCTGTTGGTTCTCATCTTTTGTTACAGTTTCAACAGCAGGAGCAGCAGGTTTAGCTCCTTCTAAGGCAGCTAGTTCTGCATCAGTTAATTTTGCACCAAACACCTCGTTAATGTTACCAAGTACATCTGCAGATGGTACAGGCATCACCAGGTCTTTGTGTTTAGGATTGGTAGAAGAACCCATTTCACTTGACCCGCGACCCAATCCACCAAAGTAAGAAGAGGTGACGTACTTTATTTTCTCGTCATCAGTAGTAAGTTCTTTACTAGTTTGTGTATCAAGAATTTTACCCAGACGCTGGAATGTAGAGTTGTAGGGCTTTAACGCCTCATACAGATTCAACAAGTATTGACGAGTGGCAGAAGAAAGCTTAGCTAAAGTTTCGTCTGATATATTCTCGTATCTTTTATCATTACCTTCATAGAAGGCTTTTTCAAAAGCTCTAAATAATGTTTTTTGTTGAGTAACATCTACACTAGAAACAGGAGCTGCTGTAGGAGCTGTGGGTGCGGGAGCTTCTTCAACAGTGGTGGGTGTAACTGTAGGAGCAGGAGCTTGTTGTTCTGTAACAGCAGCCAAATCCTCTCTTATCTTTTTGAGAGCAACCTTAGCAAGTGTATTAAAGACTACCTCTGGATCATCTACCTCACCAGCATCTCTTAGTTTCTGACCAACAGCATTGATCAGTGACTCATCTGTAGATGCAAGGATTTTGACTGATCCATCCAGATCAGACTCATCTGCCGTAAATCTTACATTACCTAATTCAACTTCTCCTGAGCGTATAGGAGCAGAGTTTTCTGTTTTTCCATCGAGGACAAACTTACCCTTGGGGGCTGTTTTACCTTCTGGTTGAATGGTTACAGTTTTTCCTTCAGGAGAAATGTCTGTAAATCTCTTATCAATATTCTTCTCATCAATGGTAAAATAGATACCATATTTGTTAACATCTTCACTGTTCTTGAGAGGTCTGATGTTGGTAGTGAGAGGAATCTCTTCACCATTTCTAGCACTTCCGTCAGCATTCTTCTTGGAGAGCAGATAGGTTTGATAGTTCGGCCACATTACAAAGCTTACACTACCATCTTCATTAACTCCTGTTATTTGCTCATATCTCTCGTTATAATAGTCTGCACTGGTAGCTTTAGCATTTGTATTCAAATACATCTTCTGGAGAGCTCCAGTGATGATGCCTTTATTCTCATTAAGAGCTATAGCTCCAAAGTCACAGATGGGAATGTTCTCTCCTTTCTCATTAGTCTTTCCAGACATGAAAAGTTTAAGTCCATTATCTGTCTTCTGGAACCATACACTATTATATCCAGCTGCTGCTTTAGGAGTTCCCCAATAGGTGACACTTCTCAACCAATTTACAAGTCGTTGAGCCTCAAGGGATTGATCGTAAACAAACTTACCTTTTGTATTCTCTTCTGCAATAATCTCAGCTAGACGAACCATCACTTGATGGATGGTCTCAGCTTCTTGAGCTGTATGCTGTCTATTATTCAGAGGAACATATCCATTCTTAGTGATGAGGAAAGTTCTACCAAGTGCATTGGTGAAAGATGTAGAACCAAGAGCAATTGTTTCTTCCGTTGTTGGGACATATACAAGTTGTCTAGATCCCAAGTCATCTTCTGTAATTAGACCAGAATCTTGAAGAGCAACCCTTGCATTATAGTCAGTCTCAAATCCTAAACCATCTTTTGTAGGCTGTTGAACCTTCTCAGTGAATCCGAAAGAAGGTCTAACATCATAGTTCTTCAGAGTGGTTTCAGCAAGCTTTTCATTTCTCCATTCATCATAGGAGTTTACAAGCTTCATTCTAACTTCCTGAGGAACGCTCTCTCTGAATCTACTTTCAATATTAATAGGGAATGTCTGATAGATGGCACTATTCAAGATTCTGTTCTGATAGTCTTCATTAGACTCATCTGCAGCTCTTTCAGCAATAGGTACACCATTCTCATCAATAAGTGTATATCCTTTACCATCCTTGTTAGGAATAGCCATAACAAGGGCTATTGTTGTCTCAGCTTTAATCTCCTCCTTACCCTGTTTCAAATGGTTAGTCAATCCAGGGATGATGTCACCTTCTGTTGCGGACGTAACAATAACACCCTTGATCTCACCAGCATTAGGGAGATTAGGCATTCTTGCTCCAAAGCGATTAGCTCTAGCATGATGTTCAGCCACATCCTCTTTAGTAGTGGCAAATGATTTTTCAGAAGGAGCAGATGTGCTTGTAGCAGCAGCTACAGCAGACATCTTTGAATCAGGTTCATAACCTCTTTGGTACTCTCTATTCTGAACACCCTGGTTCATTGTTCCCAGGATCTGATTGATCACAGCCTCATCTCTGGAAACAGCACGTTCTTCTTTAATTCTCTTAACTTCTCTACTAACAATATCTTCAAACTTTTTGAGAATGATCTCTTTAGCTCGTTGCTCTTTTCCAACCTCATCAAGCTTTTCTGTTAGCTTTTCTAAGCTAGCCGTCACCTCATCAAGAATTCCCTGGTTTACAGAAACCTCCTTAGTCAGATCTTGTATAAGTGCATAGTCAGAAATAGCATCTTTTAGAGCACTTACTTCCAGGAAGGAGATTGTCTTAGACTCAATGATCTTCTGAGCTCTATCTCTGATGTCTGCAGGATACTCACTATCAAACTTTTGAAGAGCATCCTTCAGCCATTTGGTTAGATCTCTGAGAGTTTCATCAATGTCATCAGACATCTCATTGAGCTGAACAATCTGCTTACCTGTAGACTTTGTAAGATCTTTTAGTCCTTCAACCTGATCTTTCAACTCCTGAACCAAATCAAATACATTCTCTGGAAGCTCTCGCATATTCTGCAAGAAATCTTCAAAGTATGTAACGTTTGCTTCAAGATTATCCTTATCACCTTCAAGCTGTGCTATTTCATCTTGTAGTGTTTCTTTCAAACGAGCAAGCTTCAAAAGAGCTCTACTTGTCTTAGAGAAAACTTTAGAAAATCTAATCTTCTGTCTGCTGAGTTCTGGGTATTTTGCCTCAAGAGCTTTCTCTCTTTTGGTCTTTGCCTCAGCCACTTTCACCTCACCAAGTTCCTTCAGATCCTCATTTATCTTAGCGAGTTCTTCTTTCTTAGAGGTGATTTGTTTATCAATAGATTCAATTCTTTCCTTAGCATCATCATGGATTTCCTTAATGATGGCTCTTCTAGAATTGAGCTTTTGCTCAAGGTTTGCCTCAGCATCTTTCTCTTCCTGTGTAGGAGCTTCTTGAAGTAATGCTTCTGTTTCTGGAGAAAATCTTTGATTGCTCCAAATCTGAGGTCTTGAATATCCTTCTTGAACTTGAAACTGCTCAAGCTTTACAGGAATTCTGCTTACAGGATTGCCGTTTGGTTTTTTCTCAATAGATTCAAAGAATAGTGTTTTAGTCTTCTTGTCGTACACAACATATCCAGGAATCTCTTTACCACCCTTCTTTCTAAAGTTAAAAATCTTGTCAGAGTTGTCAATATAAAATCTTCCAGTGCGACCAAGCTCAGAAGATTTTGCAAGCCCATATTCTTCAAATGCTTTTGGTGTAACATTATGGATTTTTCCATCAAGAGTCTTAATAACTATATCACCCTTATCATTTGTTCCAACTACATCAAACTCTGTAAACTTATTGATTGTGACACCCTCTTTTGTTTGAATCTCTTTAGATCCACCAACATATCTTTCTCCTACAGCAACTTGTTTTTCACCATCTACAGTTTTGATAGTGATAGTTTCTCCAGTGACCGTAGGATCAGCAGGAGTGGCAGTCTTAGTTGTATATTTAAGAGGGTTAGCTTTAATATCATTATAATCACTCAAGAACTGTTTTCTACGAAGAGACAGTTCGTTAACATCTTCCAAAGACACCTTCAACTCATCTGCTAACCCAGGAGTTTCTATTTTATCAATTTTACTAAAAGCATCTTCTATAAGTTGTTTTGCTTCTGGTTTACCAGTGAGGACACTTTCAACAATCTCTGTAACATTAATTCCAGCATCTACAAGCTTGGCTGAAATCTCAGGAATTCTTCTATCATAGTCAGCAATCTTTGCTGCTGCATATACCATCTTGTCAATAGCCTCATCAGAATATAAAGGCTTATTAGTAGTTTTATCTACTAATGATCCATAGCTAAGTTTATATGTTTCTTGTAAAGTTTTTACAAGAGTGGCATGATTTTTAAAATTATTCAGTCTTTGCCCAAAGCTTTCAATTGTATCAAGTTCAGAAGCAATACCTTTTTGTTTCAATTGATCAAGACCTTCTTGTGTAGCACCAGTGGATCTATAGAAAGAAATATCATCCATCACTAGATCAAATCTGCCATATTTAATTCTAGGAGTGAGATAGTTATGCTGGTAGTCAAACTGATTGTCCTTAGCTTCAAGGAAATCACCTTGTCTCACTTGTTTATCAAACTCCTCTTGTAATACTACAGCTCTTTTTGTAGCATCTATATTATCCTTTAGCCAGTTATCTCCCTTAAGTGTAAAAGGAGCAGCTTTTGCTAACTCAGCTGTATTTTTAGCAAGAGCCCCACCATATCCTGTCCATCCTCTTTCTGCTAGTTCCCCAGACTTACCAAAACCAAAAGATGTTTTACCCTCAGGAGTGGTATATCTTCCAACAAAACCAGCCTGTTGAATTCCTCCAGAGAGTGCTCCAATTAGCACGGATTCCATGCCCTCTTTATCAGCAACTGATCTAATTCCCTCTCCAGCAGCATCACTTAATGAACTAATGAACTGGTTGAGAGATTGATCTTTAGAATAGTCTTTTTTATTGTAATAGGATTCAACACCCTTTTCGATAGCATACTGAGCCCCCTCTTCAAATCCTTCTGTAGGAGAGATAAAAAGACCAGCTACATTTTTTGCTTTGTAAAGAAGTTTTGGAAATCCTTTTGTTGGAAGAGCACTTTCCAACATCCCTTTTTCAAAATTATTACGAACAGCGTTTACAAGATTGTTTCTACCAGCAGAATATGAACCACCAAGGATTCTAGGAATTTGAATATAGTTTGTTCCTGTCAATAGGAGCATGTTCAATCCAAACCTTGCATTACCAAGATCTTCTGCTTTTTCATTAATTGCATTTAAATCTTCACCTACAGGATCTGTTCCAAATGTTTTTCTATATTGATCAATTAACTTATCTCTATAATCATTAAGTCCTTGGAGAGCTTCAATACCGCCTTCTGTAGCAGCAGAAAGTCCAGCCACTACACCTCTCTCAACAGTACTTAGCTTATTTATTGTATTAATAAGCTTAGCATTCTCCATAATAATGCTCTGTGCCTTAGCAGCTCTTTCAATCTGAGGAACACCAGCAAGTCCTTCTTCAAGAGCAGCACTCACTTTACCAATCATTCCTGCTTTAGACAATCCAAATAACGTGGGAACTTTAGAAAGAGCACCTGCTACAGCAGCACCAGATCCAAGGGCTCCTACAGAAAAACCAAGGTTTTTAATAATCTTATCCCAGAAAAAGTTTGCAGTGAACCAGTTGTCTGGACTATACCAGTTTGCATTTCTTTCAACAGCAGTATAATAGTTAGGAAGAGCTGTTTCCATTGACTTATTCAAATCAGCCATGAAATTTGAAAAGTCGTTATTGTAGAATTTATTAAGTTCTCCTTGACCAACTGCTGCACCAAGCCCATAGACTAGCCCAGCTGTACCCTGAAGAAATGTTGTACCAGCAATACCTAATCCTTTGAGCAAACCATTAGCTGCTTGATCCCAACCTGATTGAAGTTTTCCAGAAAGGTCTTCATTATCTGCTCCTAATATCCATCTATCATATCTACCAGAAAGATCAATATCATTTGGGTTATATGTAACAAAGCTCCCAGAATTGAGTCTAGAATTTTTCTGAATAGGATTTGTAAGGAACAAAGCCGTATTAAGAATAGAACTCTGACCACCATCAGCACCACTAGTACCAATATCCAAAGGAGCAGGGGAAAACTTGCTTGGATATGTTATAAAAGGTTTGGCTGTAGGATCAGGAATCCCACCTTCAGTATTCTTTATTATTTGCTCATCTGGTAAAGCCATGTCTTATTTATTTTTTAGCAGAAGATCAAAAAAGTGCTCATCAAGCATATTAAGCTTGGGAAGCATATCCGCTGGACTAATTATAGTTTGAGCATCTGAGAACATCTTTCTTTGAGCAGGAGACAAAGATTTATCTTTTGAATATACAGAAAAATCTACTTGTACACCATTGGCAAGAATATTTCCATTAGAATCTCTAACGTAGGCATATGGAACATATCCACCTCCAAATTTTTTAAGATGGTATCCAACAGAGTATTTTCCAACAGGACCTCTCATAACAGCCGTAGATTCAGCATCTTTGGATTTAACATCTTTTGCAGTAGCGTCCCATCCATATATATTAAGGAATCCACCAAATACATCATTGAATGCTTGCTCGTTTGGATCTAAATTCCCTCCAAGTTTTTGGACAACATCGTATGGAACAGAGAGAGCTTCTGAATATTCAAATTTCCCTTCGCCAGTATTTCTTCTCACCTGAATATACCACTTACCATCAGATCCTTTATAATGATCATAAAGATTATTGTTCAGGTTTTCTGGTTTTGTAGCATCTAACCATTTAATGAGTGTTTCATAATCACCTGATTGTTCACCTGTAAGAGCAGATACTTGTGCTGCAAATATTTGATTTACAGTAAGTTTATCTTCTGGTTTTGCCGTATTTGATGTTCCGTAATAATATTGTCTTTGTGTTTGTAAATTTCTATACTGTGATTCTCTTTGATTCATGCTATTTTTTAAATTTGGAATAGCAGTGATTGCATTTTGAATACCTTCTGAAAGACTATATAAAAGATTATTATCAGGAGTGTTTCTATACACTTGATTCAATAAACGATTTAATCCAAAAAATCCATCTTCACCATGTCTTGAAACAATTCTTTCTTTAGCTGCACTTCCTCCTTTATCTGAATCTAAATTTTTCCAGAGATAGTAGTCAAAAATATCTTGTTTGTTTACAGTCATTGTTCTAGGCTTTGGACTCTCAGAAACTTCTTTTGGAGCATAGTAATCAACTACAAAAGAATCTTTCATCCCAGGAAGACTTCTGACATTTTTATCAAACTGATTAAGTAAAGGTCTAAACTTATCCTCAATTGCATTTTCTTCTACAGCTCTCTGTGAAGTTAATGATGCCAAATCATAGTAACGTTGAACATCCCCTCTAAGATTAGGATTAACTGTACCATTCAAATGAGCTTTGTTAAGTGCAACAAGTGCTTCACCCATTTTATCTAACAGACCCTGATCACCATACTTATCACGATTTGGAACAAGCTGACCATCTTTCATAACATACAAATCTTCATATCCAGGGAGGGACATGATGAGTTTTGTTTGAAGATCTAGTTGTTCATTTGTCAGTGCCTTACTTTCGTCTTTCCAAGAAGATGATCCAGTTGCAGCAGCTTTAGCAGGATCAACAGCTCCAAGAGAGAATGTCACCTTTGCACTTCCATCAGGATTAAGTTTACCCTCAGCAATAAGTCTTTTTCTTTTAGCATCTTCTTGAGCAATTGCTAAATTTGCTCTAGATATATCAAGCTGTTCCTTTTGAATCCACTGATCAAACTTCTCTTTTGCTACACTAAGTTCATACGTAGCTCTTCTGATACTAACATCAAATTGAGGAGCCACCTTACTTTTCTGAGAATTTGCTTCCCAAGAAAAGTCAGAGACATATCTTTCTTTAAGATTTTGAGAATAGAGTTCAATCTTAGCAGACTCAGGATTATTATTCAATTTCTCAACAAATCTATTATACTGTTCTCTATAGTTATTAATTTGATCATCAATTGCTACAATAGCTTTGTCAGCATCTGCTGCATCTTTAGAATTAACTGCACTAACTACAGCATACTGTTCTCTCATCTTCATAGCTTTATCTGTAAGAGCTTGAAGAGAAACATCCTGTGTTTTTAATAAATCCTGGGGAGTGTAGTCTTTATAATTATAAAGTCCAGAGATCATCAACTGTTGTTGAACCTGTGGCTTTGAGAAAACTGTATCTACAATATTTCTAAGTTTTGGAGAAAGGAGTCCTTTCTTAGATTTTTCAACCAGTATATCAGCATTGATACTACCATCAGGATTTCTAGCTTGTTCTTCCCACTCAGCCTCATCACCATGAGCAGCCTTTACCATCTCTAGTATATCTTTATCAATATCATAGTTTTTGATATACTTTCCGCTAAATAACTGTCCAGCCTTTGGAGACTTCAAATAGCTTGAAAACTGGTTTTCGTAAAACCATTTGTTATCAGGAGTGAGCTTTCCTTCAGCAGCATCCTTGTCCATTTGTTCCATGTTCTTCCTATGATTAGCCGTAGAAGCAACAGCATTTTGGACAAATGGATCTTTGATAACTTGATTAGTCATGCCCCCAACTGAGTTAACTAACTGAAAGTTAGAAAAATCACCAGCTGCAACCGTTCTCAGGTTGTTTCCCAGTTCGTTGAGCTTTGATTGCAGATATGCTTTATCAGCATCATGAACAATATCAATACCAGCAATATTATCTATCTGGGACTGAATTTTTTGAACGCCTTCATCATAGCGTTTCTGCTTCTCCATACCCACCTTCACCATAGCTTCCACAGGAAGCTGCTGGATGTAGGGGTTAAACTTTGGGATAATATCGGTATATGAAGCCATGGCGTGTTAAGTTACAAATTTAATGGGAAGAATTAGAATTTCCAAGAGATCTAACAATTTTTGGTAATTCACTATAACTGAATCAGTTAGATATTTTTTAGGGCTTTTACAATTGAGCTATTTCTTTGCTCAGTTTTGCTCACCTTCTTACCCTTTTTAGCCATAGATGCTGAAGGCTGATCTTGCCAGTTCATTTGATCGTAGGTATTGGTAGGAATAGTTCCTGTGGTAATATTTGAAGGAGCTAACTGAGATGATGTTGGTGTACCAGTTTTATAGTACAAAAGGGTTCCGTCTTTATCATATACAGGAACTTCATTTGCTCCAGCAGTACCTGAATATTTTGTAGGAATATTCCACTGTGCTGTTTGCAAATTTCTCAATCTAAAATTAGGATCATAACGATAACCATACATATTCTCCATTACAGCTAACGTCCTGTTATCCAGCTTGTTCTGAGCAATTTTGCTAGAAATAGAATTCAAAGCCTCTTGTGTTGTAGCCTTAGTTTTAGAAAGAGCCTGTGCTTGTCTATCAGCTTGCTGACCCAGGATTCCTAGATTAGTCATATCGTACTGGTTCAAAATTTCTCTATTTCTGCTATACACCTGATCTTTCTTAGCTTGATTAAGTCTAAACTGTTCAGCAAGCACCTTCTGATTAGCCTCATATTCACCAGCAGCAAGAGAAGATTGGGCTGCTGGGTTATATCCAATCAGTTGTTGTTGTCTTCTAAGGGTGGCTCTATTCTCGTTCAGAATATCCTGGAGAGAGATATCATACGGTGTGTCAAGTCTGGGAATAGCTTTTTGTGCAAAGACGGGTTCCACTTGATTTTGAGACAGTGCATACAGCTCACCAACCAACTGATTAGGATCAAGTTCTTCTATATCAGAAGGTCTTAGATAAGGAAGGAGTTGATTTGCAATTCCAAGAAGTTGGCTGTCTTTGTATTTTGTAACAGGATAACGTGTTGATTCTGTGGTAGTTGTCTCTGTTTTCTTTTCACCATAAGTATTAAGTTGTTTTAAAGGAACAAGATTTTGCTTAGGAACTTCTTTTTTCTTTGTAGAAGCTTTGGCAATCTCCATATACTTAGTGGTAATAGGACCAAAGTATTCATCCTCATTACCCTGAAGCACCCTTTTCTCAAGATCTCCAGTAGGATTATTAATATCAATCTTATCAAAATCCGATTTTTTTACATTAAGATTCTTAGCCTTACGTGTAAGAAACTTAGTTTCTTTGTTATATTTAAGAGCAGCTTTTGGAAGAAGTCTATGAAACTCCTGTTGAAATTTAATAACATCTGATCCTTTCTTAGTGGCTTTTGCTTTATCATAAAGACTGGTGAGACTTTGTAAATCAGCATCACTAATACTTTCACCAAGATCTGTTTGTAAGCCATTCTGGGCTTTACGGATGGCTGCTCCACGTTTAGCCATAGCCACCTTACCCTTAGCCAATGAATCAGCATCTAGTCCAAATTCTTCAGCTGTATCATTAGTAGCATTTTGACCTATAGCTAAGTCTTGTATATCGGTAGCAATTTTCTTAAGCTTCATGTTTTCTCCTTGTATAGTTGCTTTATAAGAGTTAAACTTAGCCATGTCATATGCATTCTGTGGGTTTAAGTTTACAAGTTTCTCAGATGCTTTTTCTATCTTCTTATTTGATATTGTTGTTTGTTCTGACAAATCTTCTACAACACTTTTGTATCTTCTTCCTGCATATTCTTGTGAAACTAAATCACTTACAACCAAGTTACCAAATACATTCATAGACAAATTTTTATTACCTACTCCACCACCCATTGTAAGTTGTGAAATTTCATCAAGTTGTGATTTTGTATCTGGAAGTTCTACAGCAGGCTCATTTCTTTCCACCTCTACATCAGCATCAGCCTTTGTTCCATATTCAGCATACTCTGTGTAACTATCTGGTTTTCCGTATTTTACACCAATACCTGTTCTTCCTTTTCCATCACTCTCATCATGAGACTGACCTCTAAACATAACAGTTTGTCCTGTTCCAGGGAGATAGGGATTCTGAGAAATAGGCTCAGCATATCCACCCCATGTGGTTTGAAGCTGTCCACCTAAAGACATTTGCGTAAGCATCTCTTCTTCAGGACTAATATAGTTCTGTCTAATACTTCCACCTGTACGAAGCATATCTGCATCTTGAGGAGGTCTGAGAAGATCGCGCATTCTATGTTCTCCAAAATGTGTAATCACCTGTGGCTGCCATGTATGGCTAACCCATTGATAATCAGAAGTTTGTCCACCATTTTCTTGTTGAACAGGAACAACTTGCTGTATTGCAGATTGTCTCATTGGAAACCCTTCTTTCCAAGCATCATAATATCCCTGTCCACTTCCATATCCTTTTTGCATTGTTTGCATAAGTTGAGGAAGTGTGAGAGCTTTGTAGTCAAGATTGGGATCTGTTCTTCTAAAAACATTTCGCATCAGATAATCAGGGTTATTACGAACCTTATTGAATTCTTTGTTAGCCAATGTATAAAGAAGTCTGTCTTTAGCTAGTTCAGGATTCTGTGTTGCAAATGTTTGATAGGCAGCTTCAAAATCTTTTTTCTTAATCTTATCACCATATCCTGTCAATCCCTCACTCAGATAGTCAGCCATCCGTTGAGCATTTTGTCTTACAATTTCTTTATTATCTCTAGCAACTTCCCTATCCCATGCAGCATTTGCTTTAGCATCAACTTTACTCTGTGCTCTATCAGCTCTGTTTTGAGCTTCTTCTCTAGCACATTTACCATCTTTTTGAGTGAGATCTTTACCGTTCTGAGCTTTAATAATTCCACCATCTCTTACATTAGCACTATACATATTCTGAATATCTGTTCCAACCTGACTGCCTATAATAGAAGCCCTGTTCTTTCTTGTTTGCTTCTGGGCATTCTTAATCTTTCTTTCACTTGTATCAACAAGATCACCAATCAGTTTACCAGCTACTTTTCCTACCTTACCACCAATAGGACCTAAAAAGAACTGACCAGCAGCTTGACCAATACCCCCACCAATAGCTGTACCAGCATCTTCTTCCCCTGTGATTGCTGTGCCGAGATTATTCAATACATCTCCACCACCTTGATTCATAACATCACCAAACTTGCTATCATTCATCATACCATAGAGCTGACCGCCTTGCTGATATTGTTTCACTCTACTGCTATCGCTCAAGGGCTCATATCCCATATCTGTATAGATAGTGTTAGGAGCAAAGGTGTTCATGATCTCTGTGGGATTGCCACCAATCTGGTTGATTACAGCACCATCCTCTGCAAGAACATTTGTTCCTACACCATAGGAAGGAAACCTTTGATCTGGCTGAACCACTTTATCCCAAGGTGTAACATATTGATTCTTAAGTGGTTGCATAGGTTTAGATGCAATAGCTGCAGATTGCAAACCAGTGAGACTAGCTGTTTGCTGTGCTTGCTTCACCTTTTTCTTTTGCTCCTTGATCATGGATATACCTCTAGCAATATCTGAGCCAGCTTGAATGTAAGGACTAGCATTTTTTGCAAAGTTTGCTCTCTTGTCTGTTTTAGCTTGAGCAGCTCTCATACCAGTTAAGTCCTGACCAGTGGGATTTGTAATGTCAAAGTTTTGACCACCACCCGTAGGTCTGCCTAACATTGCAGCATCTCTATCAGCTGATTGTGCAGCCTGCTTAGCTCCTGGATCTTCAAAAAGGTAACTATAATCTGTTGGAGTCTGAGGCCTGTCTATAGTTGATTCATCTATGGGAGGAATAGGAATATCAATTCCCATCTGAGCCTTATTCACTTTACTTCCACGCATGGCTTTTTTAAATTCTTTACCATGAGCCTTCATAAATGATGCCTCATCAGGAAACTTCTTGTAGAATTCCTTTTCAGACTTAACACCAGCGATTTTGAGCATTTGTGCTTTCATATTATTTGTATTTTTCAAGCCAGCCGTTCTTAGCTTTTGGTTTATTATAGTTAGTAAAATTAAGTAAATTGTCTAGTTTCTCCAAGGGATACTCATCAGCTCTATTTACACTTTTACCATCCTTTGCTCTGAAATGTTCTCTTGGATATTCCACCACCTTGGTTCCACTGAATGTATAGTTTTTCCCAGGATACATCATCTGTGTATCTCCTGTATCAGACACTCCAAGGAGAGGTTCTAATACACCTTCCATGGTGATTTTATTAGAATTGATTTCAACAGGCTTTCCCCAGTTTTGAGGATTCCAATAGCCCTCATTATCTTTTACAACCTCACCACCTTCTTCTTTTTGTTGAGGTTTATTTAAAAAAGATTTCTCAAAATCTTTTTTTAAATATGAAACAGCTGGCAATAGAACAGGAGTTCCAAGAGGAGTAGGATCTTTTTCTGTTCCATACAATTCATTTCCAATATATTGAGCTACAGATCCTTTTATACCATATCTCAAAGCCTCTTCTGAACCATGTTGAATATTTGCTAGTGTAGGATTCAACAATATCTTTTCTCTCAATGTCCTTTTAGAAGGATCTAATACTGAACTTATAGGTATTTCAATATATGCTGAAGAGAATGGAAATCTTCTAAATACACCAGTGGCTCCTTCAGATAAAGGTATTTCATCTAGAGAAGACTTATATCCTCTCTGTAAACCACCTTTATTTTTATTAATCATCTGTAATCCTTCTACTTGTTTTGGGTTCAAACCAACAGCAAAGGTTCCACGGTATCCTTCCCAAGTTGTATTAGGGCTAAAATAGGGAGCATCATAACCACCTCCGCTTCTTATAGCACCACTCTCAATTAAATCTTTTATTCCACCTCCACTTCCTATTTTTCTATAGTATTTATAATCTCCAAGATCACCAAGAGCAGTGATTGGATTTAATGTATAAATAGATCCAAAGTTATTTTGTTTAGGAATTTCTTCACTAAGCAATCTAACTGTATTATTCTCTCCTAGAACAAGATCAGAAGCTTCAATCCCAGAATTAGTTAAATTTCTTTGAACACCTGTAATAGTATTGTTGGCTGTATTTAAAACAGTGGTAGGGTTGTAACTTAGAGCATTTAATCTATTTCCCATAATGCCAACAGGATCAAGCTGAGCATATGCTGCAGCATCATCCAAACTGTTTATTACAGGACTTACTCTACCTGTAATGTTTTTAATACCTTTAGATAGAAGATTTCTACCAATCTGTTTTTCTAAAGCACTAGCTCCTAATCTTAAAGTGTTAGATGCTATTGAACCTACTCCTGTTGCAAGACTCATAGCAGACAATGGAGTTTCTAAACTACGACCAAACTTCTCTATACTAGGACCGTATGTCTGCATGAATCTACCATATCCAGAAGGAATGATGTTTTCAGACTCATCTGTTGTTACCTCAGGATTCTGGTCAGCATACTGTTGGTTCAATCTTCTTCTTTGTTCTTCAGCTTGAACTTGCTCAGAATAATTACGTTCTCTTGCAGGACCTATTTTAGGCATTGCTTCATAACGAGCTCTAGCAGCTAGTTGTTCTTTTTCTTTTTTTAATTTTGCTTCTAAATCAGGACGTGTTTTTCTAATTTCAGCCTGACGTAGATTTTCTAAAATACCAGACTGCCGAGCTAAATCACCCATCATCGGTCCTGTGCTATATCTCTGTTGAAGAACTTTTCCTGCCTGAGCTTCAGGAACATCATCACTGTACTTATCCAACCATCCTCCATTTCTACTAATGTTTCTAGGAGTCCAGTCTAATCCTTGTTGGTAGAAGGACATTTCCTGACCATTCTGGGCTGTAGGAATTCCTTCTTGTGGAGCTTTTGATATGCTGTTCAACATATCTACAATCTCATCCTCACTATATAAATGTAAAAGAGCATCTTTTGATGGTGATTGATCTCCACTAATTTTTCTAAACTTATCAACAGTTATTTTTTCTGTAAAAGGATCATAGATACCTTGTGTTTTTCCTACATATCTAAGTTCATTGAGAAACTGTCTAGTTTCTTTAGGATTACTCAGATACTTATTGTATTCATCAAGGGTTTTGTTTTCTGTATATTTCTTTATTTTCTCTTTATCAGAAGCTGGTATATAATCTCTTGTATCAAACTTCTTTAAATCAGAAGCAGAAAGTTTTCCTGGAACAAAAGGAGCATCAGTTAAATGTCCAAGCTCATGAGCAAGTGTACTTTCATATCTTGCAGTTCCTGGCTTGAATTGTTTATTTATTAATACATCCCAACCTGTAATCGTTGGTTCCATTATTTGTTTAGCTTTTCTAACAGCATCTTTATCTTTTGGATTTGCAGCTGCATATCTCAGAGCACTGGTCATTTCTTCCAACTCTTTGGAAGTTGCAGTTAGAGGGGTTCTTACACGATATCTTCTTTCTCCACCAACTGTAGGATCTTCAAAGTTTGTTGGTACTACTGAATATGGCAAACTATAACTCTTTGTTCTTCCTTGAGATATTCTTTCAAGTTCTGGACCTTGAACACTCGTCTCAAGCATTTGTTTGTACATTGGAGAGTTCATCCATTGCTCATAGTAATCTTTTCCAGTCATTAATCCATTCTGAGCTGTTGTGGGAGTGGATGATTTTCCTTTTGCCATGAAATTCAACATGTTAAGTAATCCTTCCTCTCCTTTAGACATATTGAGAAGATCGTTGATATTGTCAACATCTCCTTTATATGTCTTCATGAAACCTTTCAGTTTTTCTGGGGTGACAGTTTCATTTGGCTTAATTCCTACTTTCTCACGAAGCACCATTATACGAGAATGCACCTCATCAGGATTAGAGAAGTAATCATACTTATCCTTGTACACTCCTTGAACCTGTGATTGTGGGAGAAGCTCATTTTTAGCAATCTCACCATGAATGGTTCTCATGTAATCTCCAGCACCCCCAGTATTCAAATAATGATTTAGCTCATGGGTCTTTACATGTTCTGGAGCACCTTTGGTAATAAGAAGCTTGTTAGTATCACCCTCATATCTACCAGTGACATTAGGATTGTTGTCAATACTATCTACCACTGTATATTCTGGAATGCTCTGCAGATTTTTCATATATGCAGGACGATCCAAATCAAATGCTCCCTGGATATACTGATCTGTTATCTTTCTATTTGAGTACCAGTCTTTTAGAAACTCCTTGCTAGCATCTACAGATTTGCCCTGCTGAGCACTAGGTAATGTCTTCTTAGCATAAGGACCTTCTGAAGGAGCAGCTCCTGCTACACGTGCGTATGTGAATCCTACAGCACCAGGAATACTTCCACCCATTGCAAACTGTCCCCATCTTCTGTAAGGTGTAGGGATAGACTGTCCTTTTTCAACATAAGGATGTCTAACATCTCTTTCCCATGCCTCAGCTTCCTGCCATGTTTTAAATGGTCCTCCCAAATGTTCTCCTGTTCTTCTAAACTCAAACGTAGGATCAACTTGCATTCTTCCATATTTCATAGAAGGAATCAAGTAGGCTGGTTCACCATTCTCACCACCAACAGACATGGCTAGCTCAGAGCTAGGACCAACCCTTGGAAGCTTAGAACTATTTGGTTCTAAATAAGTTAGACCATTTTGAGCCATAGGAACAGTCTGGTTAGCTCCAGCCATAGGAGGCTGTAGAACACCACCATCTCTCCAAGCACCACCCCAGGCAGGATTGAAATTAAATCCTTTGTCTGTCAGTCCTCCCATAGTTCCCTCAATACCATTCTGTGCTTGGGGAGCATCAAATTTATCTAGCCATCCACCATTTTTCATGGTGTTATCCTTTCCACATACATGACATACACGCATGTCTTTCTTGCTAGAATCTGATTTATTCCAGGAATGTCCACATGTACATGTAATCTTATTAGCCATATCTTACTTATAAGAAATTTGAGCAGGTGTAACAATGAATTGGGAAACTAGGTGTGCATCATATCGATTATCTAATATGTGTCTCACCTTCAACTCTTTAGCTCTTAGAGGTTCCTTTTTAAAGGATCTCTTGCCATAGTCCATATTAGCCTGGTTAACCACTTTGTCAAGCGATAGGCTGTCACAAGTTGTTAAAAATAAAGGTTCAGCTTTACTTTTCACCAAAGACCAGAAGGTGTTATACTGATAGAAGTTATCACTCTTGGTGTAAGTGATTGTCTTGCTTTCAGTTCCATAGATGGGATAAGTAAGATATTGGCTGAGATTGTGCATTGGTTTGGGAACCAGTTCGAGCACACCTGTACTCTGTTGACCATTGTACAGAACAGCCTTATTGAACCATCTATCATCAGTTTCAATTCTAGCATTATCATTCCACACACCAGCAGAGGATTGGAAATATTTGTAAGCCTTAGTGTAATCTTTTACATTCTGCAGGATTTCATCCTGGAAAGAATAGGCAAAAGGATACTCAATAATATAAGGCTCAATATTTCCGTAGAAATAGTTGTATATCACTGGATTAGTTAAGTGTCTCCAGAGACAAGCATTTCTAGATGGTGTGAATGTTGCAAACTGTAACTGATTGATATACACTGGATTATCTACACCAAATGATTTAGTCACCTTACATTTTCCTGTAGACTGAATAGTAATTGTTCTTACAGCATCATCAACAGTGTAAGCTATCCCATTAG